AACTGTAGTGTTCCAATGGTATCTACCAACGTACTTATACTCTGGGTTATATACGCCTTGTGTCTTTGATGGACTATGCCATACTTCTAGAATTGTTGGCCAGCCGGTCCAAGCTAGCTTTACAAGTTCTCCCCATTTAATAAGGTTACTTTCTAGATAATTCATATCACCTATAACTTTGACTTCAACAGACTCTCCAAGAGGATTACGTACATCTCTGCATTTTCCGTCGTCGTCTGAATAACCGCAGTGAGTCATTAAGAATTGCTCTGCAGCTTGGCCTCTTTTAGTTTGCCATACTAAATGGTCATACGTTCTTTTAATCCACATACCATTTGTAAATTGCTTTGACTCTTTAAAGCTTTTATTGGTTCTAGTTAAATTGGCTTCTTCTATAGAACGGCTATGCCAAGCATCGTAGTCGATTTCTGTTAAGTTAAAATTTCTCATTTGTAGAATATGTGGTTATTAATAGTTATAGTTTGTGTAAGGTAATCATTCCAATACGGATCTACTTGATCGTTGTGATACCATAAAGCCCCTTCAGTCAAATCAATGGCTTGTTCGTATATGACCATATCAGCTACTCGTAGAGAATCCATCCATGTGACTGAATCGGTTGGCTCATCAGATTTGCCATCACAGAACCAACTGAACTGACACATGTTTCTGATTGGATATTCATTACCTTTCCAGTTTGTTCCTATCTTAGCTTGGTATACAACATCACAGATTGAATCGGGAAACTGATTATCAGCAGCTCTATTCAATACTACTTGTGCTACTGCGAGTCTTCCTGCTAAAGGTTGATTGGCTGCTTCGAAGTATATATTCTGAGCTAAACAATATCTGTCGCCATTTTCATCTGATGCATTTGCTATTGGAGCAAACATTAAAAACAATACCAATGCTGGCCATGCTAAGACGCAAACCCAAATTAAAATCTTCATAGTTATTTCTTCAAATTTATCAAACATCACAATATTTTCCTATATGTTTTTACTGAATACGAACTCAATTGCTCTTTCAGCTTCTTTAGTGATTGGTCTTTTGACATACCAATTACCGGTTTCACTATCCAGATCTCTTATGAGATATTCTACTTCTTTCGAAGTTATTGGATAACCTTTACTAATTGCATTACCTGCAATCGATACCATAAGTTGATACATTGAATAGTACCAACCATCTGACTGAGCTTTATACTCATCTACTTTTCTTTGATTAACGAATGGACAATCTTTATATCCTGTCCATGTATAACTAGTATTGTTTAAACTTTTCTTAGTGTGTTCAATGATTCCTTTACGAATAGCTTCAGGCCATTTTGACATAGGATCGTTTGAAACAAACTTATGCTTAGCCATTATTTTATCCGGATCCATCATGAGGCCTTCATTAAACTTGTTTATAAAGTTGTTAGCGCCATCATATGTTGCTGGTATATAATACATACGAGATAAATCTTTAGTTTGTATATCACCAATCTCTCCCATTTCTTTGTTTAAGGCATACCAGAAATGCTTGATCTCTGTATTGTCAACCCAACGTGATAGTGGAAACACTAATCTAAACTTTGGTAACTCTTTCGTAGAAGATGCAGTACTATATTGAATATGGCTGTAGGCCTTCCATGGCTCACCTTCAACTGCAGTATCGACATCAACTGCGCACCAACCAGCCCACGAAATAACTGAAGCATTCGATCTTGTCGAATCTTTAGTATAGATTGCGGGACTTATGAGCGGAGCATCCTTCTTAGTAGGATACTTTGTACTTTTTGCAAGCTTGAATAACACGGCAGCAAACTCATCAAAAGAATCATAATCCATTCTCTTTAACGTTTTGTTATCGTATATGTTATCGAATATTGTTAAACTTACCATGGTTTCCATTGTGTGACGGTGCTTCCCAGCCTTCTGGCTTAATTAAATCTGGCACTCCCAAAGGGTTAGGCCTTGAGGGTTTTTTACCAACTTCTTTATTCATATTAGCTTCGAGTACTGCATCCCATGCTTTATAAGGATCTACTCCAAAAGCATCAAGAGTACCAATTGCTACTACACATAAGTCGATAAGACCATCAACGATTTCTTCAGGATCGTTTTCAGTAGTAGCTTTTTTAGTTTCCATCAATTCTTCTTTAAGAAAATCAACTCTAAATTCTAAGAATTCTTTGAGTTTATCTGGATTAGTTTCAACCCATTGTCGCGTAAGATATTTAGCTTGCATAACGTGAATATCTTTTACCCAATCCTTACTCATTATGTAATAATCCCAGAAGGTGCAGAAGCAGATAAGTCGATAGGACTTGTTGCGCCAGCATGTTGTTTGACTAGATCTTCTACTGGGTCAACCATAAACATAACGAATTTCAAATCAACTTCAAATCCTTCCCTGGCTTTTGTATAAGGCATAAATGGCATAAAGCCTAGTTTACCTTCTCCAGCTGGAATAAGAACGATTGCATCCTTAAGTATAATTGTATCAGTATCGATACCGTTTAGATCAACGTTTGCGATGAGTTCTTCACCTGATGTTAATCTGACTAATTTTATATTTTTCATATTTTCTCCATATATGGTATATTATAACACAGTTTTAAGTGTATGTACACTACTTTATTCAAAAAAATCATTTAAAGTAGCTATCTCCTTGGATGACCAACCAATTGCATTGAGCACTGGTTCGATAGCATCTAAGAAAGTCTTTTGGAATTGCATGTCATAATCAACGTACTTATGCAATCCGAATTCTTCTGGTAAGTATTCAGGAAATGATATAACATTTTCATGAAGACTATTTGGTGTACGAAGATATACGAACTTAATCTTTTCTCCGTTGCCAATTGGTTGATGTTTCTTTTGTAGAGATAAGTCAAGCAATAGCTTATTATATAGTAACCCACCTCTTGCATGAATTGGTGTGCCCTTCTTATAGATCGTTTGTAGATCTTTAAAGGCTGCAATTTTAGTAATGCCACGTGGGAATGCAATTTCGTGTGGTGCTAGTGATTTGAAATATGTTTTAAATTGATCGATCGATGCTTGGACTTGAGCTTCACTGCCTGATACTATTTCTTTGAAGATAGCTTTAAGAGCATCTCGACATGGCATAGGAGTAGAAGATTTAATAGCTTCGATTCCCATGATCTTAAGTTTAGGTTCAGCGTAACGTACACCTTCATTGTCTTGTACATTTAGAATGTAACGTTTCTTAGCAGTCCATATTCCTACATCAGCAATTACTTCACGATCCATAACCATTTTGTTTTCGATACCACCTAAGGTAGCATATAGATTTTCATATGACTTAGCAAGCATTGGTACGATCTTGTCTTGGCAAACTGAATCTAAGAAATCAGTAACGTTTGTTGGATTAAACTTTTTAACTAATTCGTCTAAGCTAACATACACACTGTCGGTGTCAATTGCAATAACGTAATCCTTGGGACTATTTCCATTTGGCGAGTTAAGCAGTTTATTGATATAACCATTGACTGCTTGTTCAGCCCATCGAATTGTAAGCTGTCCTGTAAGAGTGATTCCTTCTGCAATTCGTTGGTCGAAGAATCTGAAGTACTTATTACCGAGAGCACCATAAAGAGAATTAAGGAGAATTTTAATCGACATTTGCTGGTTTTCGTTAATCGCAATATCTCTTTCGATTCTGTATAATTCTTGTTTATCATTTTTGTTTACCTTCTGTAATTCCTTTTGTGCTTTAAGCATGCTTTGCTTTATGATTGTACGTTCTTCGTATAAGTCGTTTATTATTTTAGGTAACACACCTTTGTTACTTGTATTAAAATGCTGGCCACCAACTGAGATACATTCATTAGGTTCAATCATTGGCCTAGAGCCAGATAAGACATTGTCTACCGTAACGTGTGATGATACTTTACCACTGATAATAGTTTCTGGAGACATATTATATTGCATAATAAGTGATGGATACAGAGAGTTTAAATCAAAAGAAACTACATTACGATGTAATCCAACTTGAGGTTCTTTAACATAGCCACCAGGATATGGTGTTTTAAACTTTTCTTCAGCGAATGGTATAGCAATTTTATTTGCGTATAGATCTCTATAGATGATTGTATCCCATATAGCAGTTGTGCCAAATGTATCACCGTAGTTAACGCCACCCTTATAACCCATAGTCATAGCAAGAGTAATAAGACCTGTCTTGTCTTCTATACGATCGACTAGCTCAACGTCTTTGATATTATAATCAATAAACTTTTGATAATCAAATTTGTATAAACTAAATAGATCTCCATGTTCTTCATACGATAGTTTCTTTTCGCCTAGGACAACATTAGCAATGTGATCGAGACGATATGTTTCTTGTGGACCATAAGAGTAACCAAACTTTTTAAATAGTTCAAGGTAATCAAGATGTTCGATGCCACCAATTTCGTATGTTTGCTGTTTACGTTGCATGACATTAATTATTCTTTCGTCAACCATTCCCCATGGAGATAACTTACGTTGTTCTCCTGGAAGTAAACGATTAATTCTATTTACAAGATAAGGTATATCGAAGAATCTACTATTCCAACCAGTTATAACATCAGGTGTATGAGATGGTGTAGACCAATGGGATAAGAACATTTGAAGTAGATGTACTTCGTTTAAGCACTTGGTATATACAACTCTATGAGTTTTCATTAAAGAATTCTCAACGTCATAATCACCAACGCCAAATACGTAGTAAGTATTGTCTATATTGTTCTTAACACAAATTGCAGTTACTTCCTTTGCCGCATCTATTGGCTCTGGAAATCCATCATCAGAAGCAACCTCAATATCGATAGTAGTTACGTTAATAAGATTACGATCGAATTTGATTGTGCCTGGAAAGTATTCGTTAATGAATGTTGATATGTATCGAGTGTTGCCAAAGATCTTACGACCTGCAACCTCTTTGTTTTCGCCGACCCAGTTTTTCGCATCACGCATGGTGTCGAATTTAAGGGGTGCGCATTTAACTCCGTCGAGAGATGACCAATCACCTTTTGGTGAAGAGACAAATAACGTAGGAGCGTATTTGATTTTGTGACTAACTTTCTTACCGTTTTCATATCCACGATAGAGGATCATATTGCCGTAGCGAGTAACGCTGGTGTAAAAATTCATATAGCTTTTTCCATAATGTAGATATATATTATAACACAGTTTACGCTAAATGTACACTGTTATTTAATAATAAGTTGGGGGGACGTGAATCCCCCCGATATGATGTAAAGGCTGGACCTAGATACTCCATGAAGTGGCTGCCAACCACATTAGCAACGGCGCTGCACCTAAGCAGAACGTACCAATGAGGAAAACTTCCATCATTTCATATAAGGCCTTAGCGATATCATGATTTTTGTCAGTAATTAACATATTAATTAATCTTGTCATTATCATTTATCTCCAGTAAAAGGTTAAAAAACAATCTACTGAGTGTTCGCTAATTGAGAGTCTATTCTTGAATAAACTCTTTCTTTTTTGATGCCCCAGCAGACCCTATATCGATCTTCCTAGGACGCCTCTCTTCTGGAACTTCTACTCTGGCATTCACCACAAGTATTCCATTCACAAGATTGGCACCGTCTATAACAACAAATTCAGAGAGTCGGAAGCTCTTCTCAAATTTGCGGGATGAAATTCCCTTATGTGCGTATTCTCGTGGCTCATCAGGCTGATCGCCTTTTACTATCAGAATACCATCTTTTACCTCAACGGAAATGTTCTCTTCCGAGAATCCCGCAACTGCAAGTTCAATAATGAAATGTTCATCATCGACCTTTACAACGTTATGAGGTGGATAGTTGTCTTGAGATCTTCCAGCTGAGTGGATTCTTTCAAGCTCGTTAAGTATTGGGTCAAACCCAATGAATAGAGAACGCGGCACGTTCATAGTATTTCTTACCATTTTAGTTCCTCCTATTAAATAGCAAGGTTAAGTGTAGACCGGTCCTATACCGCATCTATCAGTTATATTTATAGTAGCTGTCAGGCCCTTTTAAATAATTTGTGTGATTTGTCCAAGTATTACGCCAACATAAAAGATCATCATATATTTTCCTACGATGATCTGTTGTTTAACTTTGCTTTTTCCTGGAATCAAACCTAATTGTTTTAATTCTTCTGTCATATGTTCTTAAGTATCTTTATTAGAATTACCAATATTGTACTTAGGACATAGTTCCCATTCGCTTTTATCTTTAAAAGGAATAATCTTAATTTGTCTTAATGGCGCTACGTCCTTAGCTTGATCAGGAGTAATAATACTTATTAGTCCCCAATCAGCGAGTAGTACGGCTATAGTGTTTCTACGCTGTACATCGTTCTCGAGTAAATTGCTTGGCTTTCCGTCGAGTAAAAATAGTTCTTTAAAATGAACTATGAAATACCGACCTTGTTTGTGAAGGATGTGGCATGACTGGAAAAGTTTATTATCTTTCCTTGATGCTACTCCTATACGGGTTAATGTCTCTCTTACTTTAAGAAAGTCATCTGGTTCGTTGAGCGTAATTTCGAGCATCATGTCAGGATGCCAATTACTTATTGTTTTTTGTTCTTCCACCTTTATAAATCCTGTTTTTCAAATCTTCAATTTGATTAATATGTAATAATGATAAAACAGATTTAGCCTTTTCATTGCTATACCCATAATATTCCTTTAGAATACTAATGTTCTCATCCTCGTTTGGTTTAAACCATTTAGAGAACCTTTTCTTCTTCCTAGTTATATTTATAAGAAAATCAAATTGAAGGCGGCTATCTATGTGGTGGCACCTATTCATTTCATTAGCGTATAGAACTGTATCAGGAAAATACGATAATCCTCGATTTACCATAAAGGAATTGTATCCTTTTTCAGCAAGATCATCAATCATAATATCTTTCTTAGAATAGTTGATCGCATTTAGGTATTCAAACGGATTCATCTTACAGTTCCTTCCTATAAATTTCATTTTGCATTTGTCTGTAATCTGCTGTAAGTTCTTTTTCGTCCAACTTGGTAAGCATATCATCAGCTTCTGCTTTTGAATCAAATACCCACTCACTAATAATTGTGTTGTCGTGCATTATGGCACTTACTCTATATCGAGTTTGAATTCCGTAATGGACTGGGTTTATAAAGTATCTCATTTATTTTTACCTTTATACGATAATCTATCTGCAGTTCTTTGTAATGATTTTTCGAGCTGATGATCAAACCAGTTTCGTAACCACTGTCTAAATTTACCCATTATTTGAATTTAACTCCTGCCATAACTTCCGTTAGACACGCAACCGTATTAAGTTCGTGATCTGCAACGAATGCATTCTTATACTGATAATCAGCTAAGATAAGAACTAACTGTGGAATAGAAGATGAATCTACGTGGTCACTCATATTATCATATAGCTTACGATAAATAGCAACTGGTTCGCTGTCCATGTTTTCTGAAACCCATTTACGCATTTGCTTAAAGTTCTTTTCTTTTAAGAAAGTCATAAGGTTATTAACGTTAGTATCAGATAGAGCAACTAAGATTCCAGTATCAATAGTACCACTCACAGAATATCTCTGCAATTCATTTAGAACCTTACGCCAATCAGGCGCATGCTTCATGATTAATTCTGCTAGTATTTGTTTCTCGTAATTTACATTGTTCATTTTAAGAATCATTTCACATCGTTCTAAGAACTGGGCACATAATGCCATACTATCTTTCTTAGATACATTGAATTCAATTGTTGTACAACGAGAATGCAACGGATCGATGATTCTATTTTTAAAGTTACATGTTAGGATGAACCTACAGTTAGCACTAAACTCTTCAATGAATCCACGAAGAGCTGGCTGAGTAGATTGTGGATTTAAGTAATCAGCTTCATCTAATATAACTACCTTATAACCACCTTGCAAACTAACTGAGCTAGCAAACTGTTTAATCTTATTACGTAGTATATCGATACCACCTTCTTCAGATCCATTGACCAAAAGAAAATCTAATCCGAGTTCATTACATATAGCTTTTGCTACGGTAGTTTTACCGAGACCAGCAGAGCCAGTTAGAAGCATGTTATGTAATTCGCCACCTTCGACAATCTTTTTGAAGGTGGACTTTAAATGGTCTGGTAGTATAACATCATCGATAATTCGAGGACGATACTTTTCTACCCATAAGAATTCTTGCATTAAAGAACCTCCCAACCAGTTACTGTATCAAGTCTAAAAGCTCGCCACGCGTTCTTGTCTAATGACCATACAGGGAAAGCTTCCATGTTCTGTGGTTCATAGTTAAATTTGCTAGTAACATTATTAGCTTCTAATACTGCAGGGTTGAGAGTACATGGCATAACTCTTACTTCGCCAGTATCTATTTTATTAAAGGTTACTGTTACAGTGCCTTGTTTTAATGCGCTGAGTAGCGACTTTGATTCATTTGTATTCATAATATATCCAATAATTTATAATAATAAAAGAGCGGGGACCCGAAAGTCCCCCTCAGTTTTAACCTTCAGCTGTTACAGCTTCTGTTACTTCTTCCGATTCAGCAGGAACCATAGTACCTTCAGCTGGCTGAGCGCCATCTTTAGGTTGGTTTGCTTCTAGGAATGTTACTACTCTTGTTCTAAGACTTCCAACTGCTTCCAGTTCTGATCCTTCGAATCCACCACGCTTTGAACACAAATCAATGATTTGTACCAATGTCGCGATATCCCCAAGAGTTAGTTGAGGTGCAGCTTCTTCAGCTGCCGGCATTGCTGCCGCGTTTACTTCTTCAGTCATTTTATTTCTCCTTTGCAAAGTAGACTAATTTGAGAAGACCGGTAATCCGCATCTTCCACCATATCCTCATTATTATTAATGAGAAATTCTTTTATGTATTTATATTTATACATTAAATTCGCTTGTTTTTTCTAAAGCAATAAAATAATTTATAGATCCATTACGTGAAGTATTAGACCAATTACTTATAAGCTTAGAAGAGATACTAACATAGTAATCACCGGCTAATAGCTTTAGATTATTGATGTTAATAACAAAGCTGAATTTGTTTTTACATTCGTTATTACTATCGATTTGTAGAGAGAAAGTATTCGCTGTGGAATCTTTTTCATCTAGTACCGAAGCTGTAATAACTCCATCGTCACCCGTTAATACTAGTTCACTATGACCTAATACTGCAGCTGCCTTTTTAAATTGATTGAGTAGGTCATCAGATAATTGAATTCCAAACTCACAGTCAGGCATACTAATATCCTTTTGTGGAGTTGTTAGAATTTCTGGTTCAGAAAAGTAGTACTTAACTTTAGAACCTGATTCGCTTTTCATATCAACATATTTATCTTGAAATTCGAATTCTGCTGGTGCTACTAGATTGTTGACTGACAAGAATTCGTTTAAGTCATAGACTCCAAACTCCTGCGGAAAGTCTTCAATAATATCAGCGGTGGCAAGAATGTTCTTAGCTTCAGATATTGTTTTCAGTTGTTGGCCAGGTTTAATTACCATATTGGGATTAATACTAGCAAAGTTTTTTAGCACGTCAAGTGTGTCATTTGATATATTCATTATTTTTTCTCTGTTGGTGTGTTTATTCTGTCGTGCTCGTATAGAGCCAAGAGACCATAATGTAACACCTTCATTAAGTCTTTGCGATGATCAGAAGGACCACCTTTTTTGCCGTACCTGGCGTTGTACTTATCGACATTTCCTAAGAAGAATCCTAGGCCATGTCCACGATCAACTATGACTTCAGAGGATTGAAATCCACCTTCTCCATAATGTCCTGCATAAGTACCGTCTACATAATTTTGGAACTCTTTGATAAGAGCTCCTTCATTAAATTTATAGTTTGTTTTTAATAATATTTTATTCATTAGATATATTATACCACAGTTTTTAGTAAAAGTAAAGGATTCATTTTAGTAACCTGCCTCTTCTTCAGGATCTTCGAATGAAACTCCTGAATCTACTTTAGTGTAAAGATCAAGGAATGCTTCCCTAGTATCATCATCAAACCTAGCAATACAAAGATTGATTGCTTTCATTCTATCTTCAAAGATAGAGTATGTTTGAACAATATGGCAAAGCCTTCTAGTTGAAATTACTTCATCTACACCATCATCATAGAAAGTTTTTCTAATGATATCAGCCCAGTTAATAAGCTGTGTTGTAAAATCATTAACGTCTTCATTAAGATCTACACCAAACTTTTCAAAGTGCTTAATAACAATTTTCTTTTCAACTGCCGCTGAAGGATATTGCTGATCGATTGATATAGTAAACCTTTCAAGGAATGCTTCATCGATAATCGAAGCTGCAGTAAATCTGCCATCTTCTGAGCCTTTGCCTTTGGTATTAGCTGTAGCTATAATATTGAATCCTGCTGCTGGTTCAACCACTTCACCAGTTTTCTTTACTAGGACTGGTTTGCCTTCAAGGATTCCTTGTAAGCACATGATTTTATTTGTAGCTCTATCGATCTCATCTAAGAGAAGGATTGCTCCATTTTCCATTGCTTTCAGAACTGGTCCTTTAGAGAAAACTGTTTCTCCATTGATCAACCTGAATCCACCGATTAAATCATCTTCATCAGTTTCAGGATTGATTTGAACTCTTATGAACTCTCTGCCGAGCTTAGCACATGCTTGTTCGACCATGAAAGTTTTTCCGTTGCCAGAAAGACCTGAGATATAAATTGGGTAGAACATATCAGACTTAATAACTCTTGTTACATCAGAATGTGCTCCCCATGCTATATACGTAGGATCTATTTTAGCATAGGTCCTTTCCTTATTTACTATTGATTGAGGTGCCATAGCTACCACGTTGTTTAACATGCGAGGGGCGGAATTTGTAACCACATCTTCTACAGGTTGAATGAACGAAGCTAGACAAAACATGCCTCTCTTGATTCTATTCTCTGGTTGTAGTAGCGGGTTCCAATCTTTTCCAGTGTAACCTAGTGACTTGCCAGTATCAACTACTTCGCTAGTTCTAAATTCCGTTTTGTCTGGAAACCTTGAGGCTAATACCTCGAGGATTTTTTGAGTGCTTATTTTCACTTTATTCATAATGTAGACTCCTTATCTATTATTATTTTTTAATATAGGTATATTATACCATAGTTCTTTGCAAATGTACACCTTTATTTTCGTTAATTTCATTTTATTTCTGATGAGTGATCGTGTGTGCATCTAAACAGAGAAGCAAGGGGGTTACCCACTTAGATTCACGCTGGTGCACTAGGCGATTATCCCACCTAGTTGCTTCATTAATACTTTCGAATTCCTTTTGCCTTTGGTATACTTTTTGAACCCTGCTCTGATCTGAGCTGTACTCATATCACCTGTAATCATATCATCCATTTCAGGTGAATTAACTGCCAGATCTTTGCCACCTTTTAGTAGAAAGAACTTGTCGTATCCTATAGTATTATTCATTACAACAACTTTATTCTTTGTATATTCTTTGTTGCACTTATTAGTTGAACCATAGCCAGATACTTGAGCTATCTTGTTGTTCCAGTCATGCCTGTCTTGAGCAATAAAGAATCCAAGGGTGGTTACACCATATCTTTTTGATAGGTTATCTAGTAAGCATTTGGTAGCTTGAGTTCTGTATCCTTCAAGGTTAATCAGTTTTCTATCAACTACTAGTTTCATACCATTACTGTAATTGCTTCTTGTTTCAGCGTATAGCTTCTTTGATAACTTTGCATCTCTAGCAACGTTTAGATGATTTGAATCTCCATCTGAGATAACACATAAGTTCATCTTATCGACAGCATGCTTCTTTCTAAACGAGTTAACTAAGTGATGAGTTACAATCAATGCTGCATCAAGTGGTGTTGAACCATATTGCTCATACTTAGATGTATACATATCTTCATCGTAATTCTTCCAGCTTTCTGAATCCCATCTTTGACTTGATGTTTTGTTCGCTAGCATTTTTTTGTATAGACTTTGAATAGCATCGTTATAATCTGCTTTCTTAAATGTAGAAGATAGTAGATGAGGCATTTTAAGATTATCGAAATCAACCTCTCCATCTTTCATTTTCCATTCATCGATGTCATCATTTCTCCAGCCTGAAGTTGTGAAAGCATATACATCGAATGGTATATTGATTGCTTTACAAAAGGTTGATAGGTGAATTAACTGATCAAGTACGTGATGCATTGTCGACATCATAGAACCTGAGTAATCGATTATCATAATCATACCATGATTTTTAGCATCAGCCAAATTGGTAACTCTCTTAAAGATATCATCAGATGTTTTGTATGCGTGAATAGAATCAGTATCTAATAATCCAGTCTTTGCAGTAGCAGCTCTCTGCCATTGAAAAGCAGCCTTCTTCATTTCGAATTCTTTTACTGCAACGTTAGTAGCTTTCTTAACAGCTTTCATATACGTTGGGTAATCATCCATGATGTCAGAATCATCAGATCCATATCTGTTATCTTTTATTTTCTGAGCTCTAGATTCTTTAAGTAGAGGGTAAGGTATAACAGATGACTTAATAGTATCTTTACCTCTATCTCTTCCAAGGAGAGTTTGCTGACCATGTGAATCTTGCTCAAGTAATCTTTCTTCAGAGTTTCTATAAATCATATCAGTAATAGAATGATCTTCCTCTTCTACACCTGCTTCAGGGTTTTTACTTGCAGCCTTTTCTTCCTGCGGAGTGTCATCGTCACTTTCTTCTTGCTCTTCAGATTCCGTAGAACTACAGTCTCCTTCTTCTTCCTTGTTTTCTGTAGTGTCAGTATTGTTTGACTCGGTGCTTTCGCCATCGTCGTGTCCATCTGAGGTTGGATCTGCGTCTGCTTGGGATTGTGGTTCTTGTTGCTCTTCTTCACTCTTATTCTCTTCCTCAGGTTGTGGTTCTGGCTTAGCAATTAACTCAGGAGTATTTTCTTTTGTATAAGCTAATATCTCTTTTACTATATCGATCACTTCATCGAAGGTTTCGGTTGTCATTGTTTTTCTATATAAAGTAGCTTCTTCGTTATTAAACGGAACTTCAATAAGAGTTTGTAATTTTGCTTTTAAGTTGATTTTATCGATTAGCTTTACTGAATCAAAATCAACATTATTAATATCACCAAAGAATTCTTGGTTAGCTAAGACTTTGTATCCTCTAGCCATTGGACCTACAAGTCCTGGATATTCAGATCTAATCATTCTTTCGATCCTAGCATCTTCACATACATTAATATATGACCTAGGGCAACCATGTAGTTTTTCTACATTCGTTGGAGAATCGTGCCAACCTTCGTATGGTGTATAGAGAGCATGACCAACTTCATGACCTACGAATAGATCGTGCACATCTTTACCCATGTCTTTCCATAAAGGCAAGCCTAGAGTTCTAGATTCGATGTCGAACCATGCTGTTTGATAGTTGCCGTATTGAACTTCTATGTTCTCTTTGGCTAGTAGTTTGGCTACTGTGGTATTATACATAAATTAACTCCCATTACTTTATTCTCAATATAAGTATATTATACCATAGTTCTTAGCAAATGTACACCTTTATTTTCGTTAATTTCACATTTATTGCAAGATATCAGCAATTGTTGGCATTTTTACCTTCTGTAACATCAACTTTCCTTCTGAATCAGTAGAGAATCTGAACATATCACCTTCTTCAAATCCGTGTCTTTCTGTGAGTGTAGCCATAGTAATTCGATCTTTATCATCAGAGAACTGTATACCATGACTGTCCATCTTAAGTTTATACTCAAGGTACGTCATTTCCATTTGTGTTTCCTTTATTAATTGGTGTGCCCACCAGGACTTGAACCTGGAACCTACAGCTTAGAAGGCTGTTGCTCTATCCAATTGAGCTATGAGCACTGCAAGATTTACTTTATTTTACTAAAGTCTTTTTCCTTATAGAACTCAATCTTTGATCTGAATTTGTTTTCCAGAACATCACCCTTATGAGATATAATGAATACATTTGTATCATCATCAAGTGTACTTAAGATCTTTGTTAAGTTTTCAATGCCATCTACATCTAAGCTTGAATCGAATGTTTCATCCAAGATTAATAGATTAGTAGCTGCTGAATTTTTCATCTTAGCGATTTGGCGCCAAGTGAATAGAAGAGACAAATCGATTCTTTGTTTCTCTCCTTCTGAGAAAGATGCATAGTTAAATGTATCTCTGTGTCTTGACCTAATAGTTTCATTAAAGTTTTCGTCTAAGTGAAATGCTACAAAGAAATCTAGAATCTGTAAGTATTGATTTATGAACCTATTCATTACAGGTAAATATTGCTTTACTACTTTTGTTTTGATTCCAGTATCTTTTAACATCTCTCCAATTACTTCGTTATAAGTTCTTTCTTCGACCATAGTTAATTTACGTTCGGTTTCAGAATCTTTATCACTCTGTAATATTATACGATCTTTCTTAGCCTGTTTAATATCACCGCTTTGACCCGATAGAGATGAGATCTCTTTTTGGATCTTATCAATCTCATGTTGTAATAAAGAAATCTGATCGTTGTTAGAATTGATTTTATTCTGACGTTCTCTTAGTTTCTCTATACTCTGATTAATTGATTTAGTGGTAGTATTTAATACGCTTAATTTTCTGTCAAGGTCTTGTTTTTCTTGTTGAATACTTCCGGCTTCAGTTTTGATTGCTGCAATCTTTGTTGTCTTCTTCGACTCCTCGATTGATTGGTCACACGTTGGGCATTCATCATTCTCTTCATAAAATTTCGCATCCTGTACTAGCTTTTTAATAGAATTATTTAATGTATTATCATGAGATTTAAAATCAGATATCTGATCTATTTGCTTCTCATAATTTGTAGTTTCAGATCTCAACGAAGCTGTAAGATTTTCTCCTAAGGTTTTTGATTCCTTAAAGATATCTTTAATCCTAATGGAATGTATTTCCATAGAATCTTTCTTCTGTCCAATCTGATCCTTATTAATAGCATTAAGATCTGTAATATACTTATCTTGAGATGCCATCTTTGTTTTGATGAGCTCAAGGCTATGGTTAATATCAATTAGATTGTTTCGAATAGTTGCATTTCTCTCTTTTAGAATTTGATTCATTTTCGAGAATATGTTTATGTCTAGTAGGTCTTCAATCACCTCCCTGCGAGACCATACCGGTAACTGCATAAAAGGAATAAACGAACTACTCCCTAATACAACTATTTGGTGAAACGACTTATGATTTAACTTAAGTATATTTTGTTCAAGGAACTTTTGATGGTCCCTTGCATTTGCTGCCTGATTAACTTGATTACCATTCTGCCAGATCTCAAATCTTCCTGGCTTGATAGCCCTAATAACTTTAAATTCTATTCCGCCGATATCGAATTCAACTTCGACAACGCATTGCTTCTTATTGATAGAGTTAATTAACTGGTCTTTCTTAATGTCTCTATGGGGTTTATTAAACAGCGCGAATGATAGGGCATCTAATAGTGTGGATTTGCCTGCGCCATTTTGACCTACTATGAGAGTAGTAGGTGATTTATCTAGTTTTACTTCAATGAATTCATTACCGGTGGAAAGAAAGTTCTTCCACCTAACAAGTTTAAAATGTATCATACTACCTCTAGGTTTTGAGCCTCTGTATAGAGTCCTCTCAATTTCACTTTTATATGTTCTTTATCAAGATCTGTATCGACCGCTTCGACATAGGAATCAAGTAATTCCGTAGTATCTTCTAAAGAGACTTTATCATCTTCAACGCTTTCACCTAGAAATTCTTCAAAGTTCTCAGCTATTTTGAGCTCATAAGTTTCGATTGATTGTAATTTATCAATGAACCTATCAAACATATAGAGATCAGTTTTGTTTAATACAATGACCTTTACAAACTTGTGTTCGAACTCTTTTACATCTATATTGCTATAATCGTGTGTTACATCGTCATATATAAACTTCTTAAATATAGTAATAGGATTACGTACAGGAGTTACTTCTCTTGTTTCAGTATCTAATACATGAAAAAATTTATTATCATCTACATCAGCCCACGTCATTTCAAATTGTGAACCTAAGTATTTGACATTATCTCTGCTTGATCTAGTATGAAAATGACCTGAAAGTACTTGTTCAAACCTAGAGAATATATCAGCACTCATACCATGGGGATTAGGAAATCCAGCCATCATATCAAATCCTTTTAATTCTAAATGAGCTCCAAGAATATCTGCTTTACAATTCAAAGCAAAATCAACATACTCTTTATAGTTAGCATTATTGATCCATGGTATAAGCGCAACATTTAGTCCAGCATAATCTAAGACAGTTGGCTTCATTATAATATTTACATTAGAGGTAAAATAGCCAAGCAGTTCTTTGAGACTACACAATTCGTTTGTGTTTTTAAAATAGACGTCATGGTTTCCGGGTATAATATCCATGGTAATACCTGCATCGCGCATAGGCTCAAGAAAATGCTTACGATTAGCATTGAGTGCTTTAAAGTTGACGAATTTTCTGTGCTCATAGTAATCTCCTAGATGCAATATTTGTGTAATGTTATGTTCTTTTAAATACGGAAAAAATATCTCTTCATAAAATCTGCCTTGGTATTCTAAGAAGATATCACTCGAATTTCTTGTACCACAATGTGTGTCATTAATAATCGCTATCTTCATGCCATGAACAACTCTAATTTTTTAAGTTTCTTCTTTTCTTCTTTAGCAAACTCTTTAAGCTTCTGATCAGTATCTTGTACTCTACTAATCCTTTGCCTTAGTGTATCTACATATTGCATTGTTTGTTCAGCGCCTTCACCGTCCATTCCCATTGCAACAAAGTCTTCGATACCCATTTTTTCAATGAATTTAAACTTAATGTCTTGCTGTCTTTTCTCTTTAGCAATCCTTCTTAAGAATGCAAAGTATACTATTTGTGTGAAGTATGAGAATGCATTAGGCTTACCAGTACGAGTAGCTTTATCGATGTTATAATTATTAATAGCTCTTAAACAATTTTCTACTCCATCCATTACCATTTCTTCTCTATAGGTATACCTTATAAAATTGGGCCTTCGGCTCAATCCTTCGGATATCTTAATAAAGCATGTCGCAATATAATTAGTAACTTTAGGTATTTCGGTTTCTTTTGCTCTAGCTTCGTGTACTGATGTGGCATAATCCATCACAGCTTGAGAGAAGTCTTTATTGTTTATATAATGCGGCTTCTTTGTTTTTTCAGTCATTGGTTTCTCCATATAATAATATATTATAACACAGTTTCACGTGAATGTACATAGTTATTTAATTTCATTTTATTGCAAATAAAGGTGTACATTTGCTAGAAAGTATGATATAATATTATAGTCCACTCGGGGGAAAGGGGTATACTAATTTAATGTATTGTTTCAGTTTCCATATTAAAGGATTCATCTTTAAGTTCATCTTCAAACTCCGTCTGTAACTCTTCTAATATATCATCTTTGGATCTTAATCTTGGTGAGTGAGATCGTGGACTAGAGCTTTCGGCGGCTAGCTTGATGTATTCGCTTTTTATCTCTTCATCAATTTCAACATGATAAAGGATTTTGTCTTTCGATAACTTAAACATTTTCTGAGAAGAGAAAGCAAACCATGGATGGAAATAAAATCCCCCAACCATTCCACTACTAATCTTAAACGGTCTCTCTATAATATACTCTCCGTTATCGGTTCTCTCATTAACTAGTGCAATGATTTCTTCGCCATTGGATAGTTTGAATTGTCTTATATTAATCTTATTATTTGTAGTTAGCATATTATATATTTATATCGTAAACTTTAAACTTAAATCTTTCTTTAGAATAAATTTTTACGCGCTCTGCCGCGTGGTTTAAGGTATAGTTTTTCTTTCCTTTATGTTGTAAGTCATCCGTAATGTCGTATACCTTAGTATTTATACCATCACCACTGATACGTAATCCACGACCAATACTCTGTAATACTCTTATCTGAGATTTAGATGGTGAAGCAAAGATCAAATTATGTAATCGTTTGATATTAATACCTGTAGAGAATGTTCCTAGTGAAGCTACGATGATCGCGTCATTTTGTGTTTCAGTAAGAGCTCTGATATTTTCTCTATCATCTACTTTTGTCTCACCAGATACATAGAAGAGTTTACGATCACCTTCCATTTTAGTCTTTAGTAGATCGTATAATGGTTTACCATGTTTCTCTACGTAATTAAACAACACTAAAGTATTACCTTTTTGATCTAATGCTAGGTTGGATATAAAGTTATTCCTAGGAGCATAACGTACAATAAAATCTATCTCTTCTTGATATTTCATTTTAGTTACTTGCTTACAGTATTCTTCTTTATACTTTAACAACAACATAGAGATATCCATCTGAGCTAATGAACCTTTATCCATTAATTCTTTTGATGTAGTTACTTTATAAACTGGTCCGAATAATCCTTCTAATACTAACTGATGAGTTTGAGTTCCATCTAGTGTTCCTGTCGTACCAATCTTAAATGGAGCATTAACGCATTTTTCTAATATTGATGTTAATGACTTAGCTTTAAACTGGTGAGCTTCATCTCCTATAACCATACCTATATGTTCGAAACTAGAAGCTGGTAATTTATGTAATGATTGCCAAGTTGATATGATACATCTATGATGAGTGTCTTTATCTTTACCAGCATATATTCTATGACACCATTCATCGACATGCCAATTTTTATCTAGCTTAGAGTAATCATCGAAATCAGCATACATCTGTTCAACTAATGAAGTGGTTGGAACTATAATCAAAACCTTCTTACTAGGATCTAAATCCATATAGTATCTAAGTAACATATATATGATTAAAGATTTGCCAGAAGCCGTAGGGGATAGGAGCAACCTTTTACCGTTTGTTAACGCGCACGAGAGTGCATCGATTTGGTAGTCCCTGGGTGTTATACCTACTCCATTCACGGAGAGCCCCAGATTCGCAATATAGGCCTCTAAAGCCCTTAAATCGGACTTATGCGAATGCTCTAAGCCATTGATATCGTGTGCTTTTATCGTATAGCCTCTTTCGGCACAGAATGACTTTAAATAGCTCAAAAGCCCACAATACAATGTTTTGTCCCTTATATTGAATAATCTGATCTTTCCGTCCCACATTCTGTTCTTATAGGCCGGCATGAACTTATATCCAGGAACAAAGAAACAAAACTGCTCAGAGATCTCTTGTGCAGTACTTGCCTCGCATTCTATTCGCATGAATGTTTCGTTAAGTTTGGTGTAGGTAACTGTTTCCATTATATAATCTGTTGTAATCTATTTTTAGTTGATGCTATATCACTGCATAGATATTTATTTATATACCAATTAATATACATAGATTGACTAACACCACTGTGCCAACTTAAGTCGGTCACTATTTCATCTAATTGAGTTAGTGATTGCAATTGTTTAGTAAGCCAATGATACTCTGGCCAGCCATAGGATATAATAGGAACTCCGTGCATCATACATTCTATACCTGCTGTGCTGTTCTCTAATATAGCTACTCTAGTTTTAGGTAGAAAATCATGTATGGATTCAAAAGCAGTTCTTACATCGATACCATCTTGAATCCATTTATCGATTATATCTTTTGTTCTTCCTCGTATTTTCATAGAAGGATGTAACTTAACTATTATGTTTTTATCTTTAATACTATTTACAATCATCTGCAGCTTTTTAAAATGATCACCAAACCCAAAACCATTTACAGTTTCGTCGGTTGGAACTTGTCCTATAATTAAGATATGGTCATCAGCTACGTTCTTTGCCTTTCTCCATTTT